TGACAGGTTACGTAAAGATGGTATAACTACTGAAGTTATTAATGGCGATGTACCTGCACCCAAACGAACAGATATATTTAAACGGTTTCAAGAACAAGATGACCCTAAAGTTTTAGTTATCCAACCACAGTCAGCGGCACACGGTGTAACACTTACAGCGGCTAACACGGTTGTATGGTGGTCGCCAACCAGTTCGTTAGAAACGTATGCGCAAGCTAATGCTAGGGTACACAGGTCAGGGCAAGATCAAAAATGTACCGTTGTTCACCTACAAGGATCTTACGTAGAAAGACGTGTTTACTCGTTACTAGATAATAGACTAGACGTTCATACAAAAATGATTGACTTATATAAAGAAATACTTGACTAGCCCACAATCATACGCTATCTTGACTGTCCCTTTAGTTAAGGAGCGAAAAATGAGCGAAGGAAAAATGAATGCTGAGAAGTTAACTACTGTTTATTTGAAGATAAAAGATAAGCGTAGTGAGTTGTCGGCAGAGTTTAAAGAGAAGGATGCTGAGTTATCCGATCAGCTAGATAAGGTAAAGCGTGCTTTACTGGACTACTGTGAAGATCAAGGTGTCGATAGTGTAAGGACTTCTGCGGGATTGTTTTACCGTTCTGCCCGAACACGTTATTGGACTAGTGATTGGTCTTCTATGCATGAGTTTATCCTTGAGCAAGAAGCACCTGAACTGCTAGACAAGCGTGTCAATCAGAGCAATATGAAACAGTTTTTGGAAGAGAACCCCGACCTTGTACCTAAAGGTCTTAACGTAGATTCTGAATATGTTGTATCAGTAAGGAGAAAGTAATGAAGTATTTTATTTTAAGTTGCGTGTTATTGTCGTCTAGTGCTTTGGCATACACTAGTTGTTTCTGGACTAAGATAGCTGAGGTGCATGGGCAGCGAGGTGTGATATGTACTTGGAAATGTGGTTTCGGTACTGATGCAATCCACACAACAACGTCGGGCATTTCATATTGCCCCCGACCAAGATAAGGAGAAAGTAATGTCAGATAATTTTGTACCAATTGGTGATGTAGCGGATAAGTTTAGTGTATCTAAGCACACCGTACGTCAGTGGTTACGTCAAGGTAAGATACCCGAAGACTTATATGTAAAGATAGGTAACACTTATCGTTACAACCTTCAAGGGATTGAAAACGCCTTTTTGAATACCAATAAAGACTCGGTAGTTCAGGAAGCTGTAAGTGACTTTGAGTTTAATCCTGAAACCCTAGATGAGGATTTCTAGTGAAAAGGTTGAGCATACGTGGTGGTGTATTTACAGATGTTGATGGTGGCGAACAAACTACTATTGGCGAAGTTGTAAATGTAATCATTGTGAATGCCGCATCTGTGTCTAGGTCATATTTTGGTAATCAGTTTGACCCTAATAAGTCTACTGCTCCAGTATGTTGGTCAGACGACACACAAACACCATCCCCGAATGTATCAGAAGATAACGTGCAAGCACGTAGGTGTATGGACTGCACGCAAAACGTACGTGGTTCAGGAGAGAATGGTGGCAGGGCTTGTCGGTTTCAACAACGCCTTGCAGTTGTATTTGAGGGAAACCTCGATGAAGTGTATCAGTTGCAGATACCCGCCAGTTCAATATTTGGTAGGGTAGTTAACGGTAACATGGGCATGCAAGAATATGCTCGTTATCTATCTGCACACGATACATCAGTTACTAGCGTTGTCACAAACATTACGTTTGATAAAGACAGCGTTGTCCCAAAACTTTATTTTAAACCTATTCGACCTCTCGACTCGGGGTTGGGGATTAAAGTATCAGAGATGGTGGTACACGAAGACACTAAACGTGCTATCACATCGTTCGTCCCTGTTACTAATGAGCCCTCACCCTTTGGTAACGTGGAAGGTGGGTTTGACATAAACGCGAATTAATTTATTTAAGGTAAATAGTTATGGCTAATCAAAATAGCACTTTTATGATACAAAACGTTGAGGCTCAGTGGCCTCGTATTAACAAAACATACAAGTTCGATAACGCTGAGAATCGTACTGTACCCTGTGACCCATTTGATGATGGGGCTAAATACGAAATGAAGTTTCGTATGACTAAAGACCAAGCTAAAGAATTATACTTAGGTATGTGTCAGGCTTATGAAGCACGTAAAGAAAAAGGTTGGCCTGAGAAAGTTGAGATGCCATTCGCCAAAGATGATGATGGCATGTATACTTATAAAGCTACCCTGAAAGGTGCTTATGGTAAGGAAGCTACATTTAAACCTGTACAGTATGATTCAAAAGGCGTTAAACTACCTGAAGATTTCATGCTTACTACTGGCAGTACAGTTAATGTTGCGGTTATATTTGTGCCTTACAACATGCGTGAAGCAGGAATCTCACTGCGTTTGAAAGCGGTACAGGTTATTAAGTACGTACCAATGGAAGCATCATCACCGTTCTCTGCCGTTGAAGGTGGGTTTGAGTTCTCTTCTGAAGATAATCCTTTTGAAGTTGTAGAAGCTAAACCCGCAACCAATGTTATTGAAGCTGAGTTCGGGGAAGAAAAAACTCCTGAACCTAAAAAAGTCAGTAAAAAAGCAGCACCAAAACCAAAAAAGTCTGACGCTGATATTGCATCAATCGTAGACGACTGGGACGACTAGTCCAAAAAACTTAGCTAGGTATTACCGAAAAGGGCGCGTCATGCGCCCCTGCTATCTCCACCCTCGGAATTAGGAATGTATTATGGAAGCAGAAGTATTTCTCGATAAAGTAACGGGGAATGAAGGATACTACTGTTTATTTGCGGTCAAGCTAGGCCAAAACGATAGACCACAAACGTTTCATACAACGTATGATTCGTTACTACAAGAAGCACGTAAGCTAGATGCTCGTGGGTATAGCCCATACTTTGCACTGGCTACGTTTGAAGAGAGTGGTTCTCGTGTAGCTGACAACGTAAAACAGTTAAAATCTTTCTTTATGGACATCGACTGCGGGGAAGGCAGAGATTATCCAACCAAGAAGGAAGGTCTCCAAGCCCTACAAAGATTTTGTAAGAAGGTTGAGTTACCTCGCCCACTACTAGTTGATTCTGGTAGGGGGGTACATTGTTATTGGCCTTTGTCTGAAGCTGTTAGTAGGGACGATTGGAAGCCTGTTGCAGATCACTTAAAACAGTTGTGTAAGAATCATGGTTTCGTAATTGACCCATCAGTAACTGCCGATGCGGCTAGGGTACTGCGTATACCAACGACACACAACCACAAGACTGAGCCACCATCCCCTGTTGAATTTTATAGTGAACACGTGCCTGAGCCTGTAAGCCTTGACGCGTTCGCTAAATTAATTGGTGCTGACCAGATACCAGTACCTCAGAAGATAGAGTCACAACCTGCCACCGCTATGATGGAAGCGTTGATGGGTAACAAGCAACACAAGTTCAAAGATATTATTACTAGAGAATCTAGCTGTGCGCAGTTGGTTGACATAGTAGTTAATCAAGATGGGTGTAGCGAACCTATCTGGCGAGCAGGATTATCTATTGCTAAGTTCTGTTCTGATGGTAAGAAAGCCGCTCACGTTATGTCTAAGAACCACCCTGAGTATTCTCCAGAACAGACACAGGATAAGTTCGATAAGATTAAAGGGCCTTACCTGTGCTCCCACTTTGATGAGTTTAAGCCTGACGTATGTACACAATGTCCGCACTGGGGAAAGATAAAGTCTCCCATATCACTGGGTAGCAGTGTAAGAGAAGCTACGCCAGAAGATAATGTAGTAGAAGTACCTGCGTTGGACTTACCGAATACTCCTACTACTACGTATGTGATTCCGACATACCCTAAGCCATACTTTAGGGGCGCTAATAATGGTGGTGTTTATATACGCACATCTAACGATGAAGGCGAACCAGACGAAGAACTTATATACCACAACGACATTTATATTGTGAACCGTATTGTAGATGTAGATCTTGGTGAAGTTGTGGTAATACGTTTACACCTACCACAAGATGGCGTGCGTGAGTTCACTGTACCTCTTACAGCTATAACCTCACGAGAAGAATTTAGAAAGCAGATGTCCATGCAAGGCGTGGCAGTAACAAAGATGGATAAACTTATGACTTATATGACTACTTGGATTAACGAGTTACAGGCTACTACAAAAGCCGACAAGGCTCGCATTCAATTTGGTTGGACTGACGATAACCATGATGCGTTCGTTGTAGGCAACCAAGAAATATCAAGAAATAGTGTTAAGAGTAACCCACCCTCACAGGCAACAGCGGGTTTGATGAGCGCGTTTAAACCTAAAGGTTCTCTGGAACAATGGAAGGACATGGTTAATTTCTATAACAGAGACGGCTTTGAGTTACATCAGTATATGGTAGCTACTTCTTTCGGTTCGCCCCTTATGGCGCTTATGCCAGTCGCATGTTCGGGCTTCCACGTGCATAGTAAGGACTCTGGGTTAGGTAAGACCACCGCCATGTACGTAGGAGCGTCTGTTTGGGGCAACCCAAAGCAGTTAGTAGTCGATGCCAAGGATACTCGTAACTCAGTTATGTTGCGTGGTGAGGTGTATAAGAACCTACCTTTATATATTGATGAGTTAACTAATGGTAAGGGTGAGCAGCTATCTGACCTTGTGTATCAGTTAACTAGTGGTAAGCAACGTAATCGTATGTCAGGTAACTCTAATACAGAAAGGACACGTGGTGAGCCTTGGAGTTTATTATCGGTATCTACAGGCAACACTAGTGTGATAGAACGTATCAGCACTTTCAAGAATGCCCCGAAGGCCGAAGCGGCTCGTATGCTAGAAACTAGGGCAGTAAAGTTATTTGATGAGTCTAAGACTAAACACCTTACAGATGCATTCGCTACTCGCGCTGAGAATACGTACGGTACAGCAGGGGTTATCTACATGCAGTGGGTAATGGATAACATAGAAGAAGTACAACGCCTGTTAATAGAAGTACAACAGAAGTTAGATAAAGCCGCAGGACTTACAGCACAAGACAGGTTCTGGTCAGCGGGCGCTACTGCATCGGTTACAGGTATGTTGATCGCTAAACGTATAGGGCTAATTGACTATGACACTGAGAAGTTCTTTAAGTATGTTCTTAAACTATTACAAGAGAACCGTGTTACGTCTAACGATCTAATATCTTCTACGGCTGACACACTGAATGACTTTGTGCATGAGCATTGGGGTAGCATACTAAAAATTAAAAGCACTGATGATATGCGTAAGGGTCATGGTAATGGCATGGATGACCTAGTTATACCTGAAGCTGATCCTCGTATACGTTTGGTAGGTCGGTACGAGACTGACGTTAAGAAGCTGTACATAATACCTAAAGTATTAAAATCGTGGTGTGGCAAGCAACAGATAAACTACAGTTCTACGATAGAAGAACTTAAAGCTAAGTTTAAGGGTAAGTATGTAAAGATAAGGCTTACTAAAGGCACGTCAACAAAGATGCCTCTAACCCATGTGTTCTGTATAGATTGTTCTGCGGTTGATATAGAAGAAGAAG